GATGCTGTGTCAATTGAAAAAGAATTTATAACTGAATCAATACCTTGTAATTTAATTGGTATGAACAAAGAATTGATGAAAGAATATATTGAATTTGTAGCAGATAGATTAATGGTTCAGCTTGGATACGATAAGATATGGAACACGGGTAATCCGTTTCCTTTTATGGAACTTATATCTTTGAGAGGTAAAGCAAATTTTTTCGAAGTAAAAGCATCCGAGTATTTAAAAGCAGGTGTTGGTAAAAGCGAAAAGGATAATAGTGTTATTATTGATGATGATTTTTAAAAACTATTATTAAAAATATAAATTTACTTTTTTGCAGTTGGACCACTTGAAAGTATGTTTATAGATATTTTATCAGTATCAAGAGAAGGTAACATATGTTCTTCCATGGAAGAAAAACCAAAACTGAAATCTTGTTGATTTACTTTTGTTTTTTGTTTTTGTGCATTTTCCATATACGTATTAAAATATTTATTTTCTGTATCTGTATATGTTTTCGTATTTTCTTTAGAATCGTCATTTTTTAATAAATCTTTATCAATTAATAATTCAAAAGAATTGGTACCTGATTTAATACCTTGACCAACAAGAATACTCGAAGACACGCCTTGTATATTATCTTTATGGGAAAATATACCAGCGCGAATTAATATCTTATCCATTTCTTCAAATGTAGATTTTCCAATAGATCCTATATACGGAGACTTTATAAATCCATGTCTCCAAATTGACATTGGTGTTCCACAATATGTCATAAAATCAGCAAGTACCAAGTAATGTCTTAAATTTACATCGGTGGAATCTCGTATAACTTGTCGCAACTCTCTAATAATCGCACTCCTAAGACCCTCGATTCCATATATTTCATAAATTTCCATAATATTATTTGTAGTTGTTCTTTCAACATCTACATACGGGTTAGATAATATACCTATTAAATTTGAACCTGTTGTTGTTAGGATCCATTCATCTTTTTTTCGACTTGACCCATCAGGATTATATTGAATAGTTGTCGTATCAATATTATCCTTTTTACGAGGTTCAACTTTTATTATATTATCAATACCTCTAAGGCGAATTGATAAGATTTCGTCTCCAATGTTTTGAAAAAATACAATATACTCTTCTCCTTCATCGAGAACTTGCGTAACCCGAATACGCAAACTTAAGTATTCGCTATTCATATTACTAACAATACATTGTATATCTGTATCCACGTTACAATTATGAATAACCTTGTCGTAAATATCCATAGTTGTAATATTTTTCTTTAACATTAATTCTCGGTCAAATTCAATACGCAAAACCCAACTCGACAATTCACTGACATCGGCACATTTTGTTTTTGTCAATTCTGAAATTTCATAAAAAATGCGATTTTCTTCTCTTTCCTCATTGTACTTGCCGTCTAATTTATCAGGTAAATATAATACCTCAGAATAAGAAACAATATCTTTGATTTCTGTATATTCAATTTGATTTTTTAATTCAAATGCGATTTCTTTATTATTCTCATATTCGGGTTTTAAATAAATCGTCATTGAAGGTGTTTTTGTATCCTTGGATAAAAGCGTAAGTTCCTCGATTCTGGGAATTCCCAAATTTGTAACAATTGATTCTTTGCTTAACCCGCCACTGAAATGGTACGCCCCTAGATTTAATTGTGTGATGGGTTCACCTAAACTTTGAGCAGCAATAACTCCAACCATTTCACCCGGGTTAATAACAGCATCGATAATGCTTTTTTTAACAAGTGAGATAATATGTTCCAAAACAACTTTTGACAATCTGTATTTTACAATACATTTTTTCGTTGACAAGTTTGTTCGTAAATATATTTTTAATATAGGTGAATAGTTGATGTTATACGTAAATGTATTAATATACTCCACAAGAGTATTCACGAGGTTAATAATATCACGAGGTGAACAATCACTTTGATTATTATCTTCAATAAAAAACTTTTTACGATTATGATATATCAATCGTTCCAAGTTAATAGGTGCCAATACATTATCTTGGTTTTTATATTTAAAATATAGATTTCTAACATTATCACGATCTTCTAAAAGTTGAGAATATTCTTTTTCAAGTATATTATCCACTTCTTTTTTATTATCCAGTAGTGCTTTATACATTGCTGGTGTGAACACAGATTCATATGTAGATGATATGTCCCATTTAAATTCTTTTTCCATTTGTTTATGGTTGTGTGAAATAATAGAAAATGGAACATGCTCCAATTTAATAGAATCAAATCCATCTTCACCATATACCATCTGGACAATATTGTTTGACGCATCTCGTATGCTCCCGTCATACATAACCTGAAGATCTTCCATAGCTTTAATAAACCTTCTTTGTATATATCCAGTTTGGGCTGTTTTTATTTTTGTATTTACAGCTTGTATTCTTGAATCCATAAATGTAAAAAAGAATTCTGCAGGATCAAGTCCATCCATATATGAATTAAAAACATACCCTTTACTTTTAAGACCCTTGTCATATTTTGTAAAATGTGGTAATGTTCTTCCGTCAAATCCATAACGAATTCTTTTATTATCAATACTTCTTTGTCCAACAACACCCATAATCTGATTCATTTTCTCTTCGTCTCCTTTTGATCCAGATCTTACACATTTTATAAAATTATTATCAGATGATGTATTTTCATAAATAATTTTTTGAACACTTAAAGTAATGGCACTTCCTATCATTGTAATATCATTTTCAAGATTTTCAAGACGAAGGGAATTGCGCAAAAATGGTTCATATAGACCCAGTTGCGCAGAATGTATAAGTTGATCAGCTTCTTCTTGATATTTGAGAATAGTATTTCGAATATCAGTGGATATATCCTTTTCGGGAACCGCATCTCCAAACCCAACACTAAAACCATGGTCTTCAGTCCAAGAAATAACAAGTCTTTGAAGATTGTCAAGAAAGTCTCTGCACATGATTGGATTGTATTGTTGAATAATTGATTGAATAATACCATACTTAGTCCCTCCAAGTGAACTTTTTTCCATAAACCCTTTTGTTATATTACCGTTTTCAATACTAACACCCTTTTCTACATTATTTGTATCAGAGTTTATTTTTAAATTATTAAAACTAATATCTGGGAATATGACACTAAATAGTTCAATGCCCGTCCAATCTTTTTTCTCCATTATTTTATAAATATTAAAATCTTTTTTTAAAGGTATTATTGATGTCAAATAGTGAAAAATATTTTTGTTAGTTGAGGCTTTTTCAATTTTTGAAAGCAAATAAGAACCGACCATTGAATCTTGGACAACATGAATAATTGGCGTGCTTGTCGACGGACTAATAATCTGTCTCTTTACACCCGTTAAGTATTCAAGTTCGCATCTGGTTTGCAATGATTGAGGTGCAAAAACGTTCATTTCATCTCCGTCAAAATCAGCGTTATATGGTTTACAGCAAAATACATTTAATTTAAAAGTATTATTATCTACAATTTTTGCTTTATGACCCATCATATTCATTCTGTGCAATGAAGGATACCTGTTAAATAAACATATATCGCCATTTTTAATATGGCGATGTACAATATCACCGATCTGCAATCGGAAAGAACTCGAATCAACATGCTTTAAATTAATCATACAAGGCGATGGTACTCCAAAACAATCATATTCGTTTCTTTCTACTTTTTTAGCACCGGGATGTATATCTGGTCCATTTTTAATTGTCTGTTCCATTTCTTCAAAGTTTTCCTCTGTAACAACTTCTGGAAATGTTAATATCATTGCTATTTTTTTAGGCATTCCAAATTCGTCAATGCTTATATTTGCATCTACCGAAATTACTGCCCTCGAAGAATAATCGACGCGTTTTCCTTGAATATTTCCACGAATTCTACCTTTTTTTGAACGCAGTCTCTCGAGAATATCTTTAATAACTTTTCCAGATCGTTGTAAATTTTGAGGAAACCCGCGAATATTATTCGAAATAAGAGTTGTCACATTATATTGTAGCAATTCATATGCGGAATTGATTTTACGAATATCTTCTTGTTGTGTTATCTTTTTCCTCAATTGATTATTTGATTTGATAATCATTAATAAAACATATGTTAAGTCGTCCTCAGAACGTTGATTATTACTTCTTTGCACAGAAGGTCTGACACATGGTGGAGGGACACATAAATGTGTACAGATCATACTTTCTGGTCTGCCATATGTTGGATTAAATCCCAAAAATATCCAATCGTCGTCAGTAATTTTACGAAATATTTCGTAACATTGTTCTGCCTTGATTCTGTATTTTGTTGGAGTATTTGAATCTTTGATTGCTTCCTCTTTAAATTCGGCAATAATCGCAAAAATGGTATCTCTTTCAATCCCTGTTATTTTTTTATCCATACCTCGTAATTTATCAGCTGTTAATGGTACATATTTATAAGGTTGTATAACCTTACAACCATCATTATAACAACATTTTATAGATTTTTGTGCCTTTGTGCAAAATTTATATATTGCCTTAAACCTGTTTTCTTTATTAAGATTTTTTATTTCTTCTAATAATTTTTCATTATCCCTCTGAACTAGAAGCTCTGAGCATCTAAAACATACACATCTCAATAATTTTTTAACCGTGTCCATGAAATGTAAATTGAAGACTGGTCTTACCAATTCAATATGACCAAAGTGACCTGGGCACAACGCGTGATTATTTTCACATGTCGCGCATAAAGGACCTCTGTCAATTACACCCATTCGAGGATCGAACAACCCATTGATAACAGGTCTCGAACCATCAAATGTTTCTGGTTTTGTTATTTCACAAACAGACATTCTTTTTAACTCATCAGGATGTAAAATCCCAAATTGTATAGAAGATATCTTCTTGTGAAATTGTAAATTATTGAGTTCTTTTGAAAGTTCATTCATCTCAATTATTAAATAATCTTTTAAATTCTTTATATATTTAAAGAATAAATTATTTAGAAGTATACACTAACCCATTTAAATAAATCAATTTATTTAAATATTTGATCTTTTTTACTTAAATACAACATTTGTAATATAATATATGAGTAATATATCTTCGTTGTTTTTACTCGGACCACACTCATACACTAATATGAATACAAATGAAAAAGACATTGGCGATAATACTGATAACATAGATAGTATAGATAACATAGATAAAACTAAAAACGCTAAAAATACTGATAAAACTAAAAACGCTAAAAATACTGATAAAACTAAAAACACTAAAAATACTGATAAAACTAAAAACACTAAAAATACTGATAAAACTAAAAATACTAAAAATACTGATAAAACTAAAAATACTAAAAATACTGATAAAACTAAAAATACTAAAAATACTGATAAAACTAAAAATAC